GCTCTCTTGCATTTTTTAGTGTGTTGAAAATTGATCTTGCTGAAATCTTGGTCTCATCCGCTAACGTGCGAATAGACATATCGGTGTTGTGGTACAAGGCAAATATCTTTTTGTCGTACCAATGCCAATCGGTTTGTGTTGACCATACCCTATCGTAGAGTTGGATGAGTTGCACCTCTGCATCTTCGTTGGCCTCCTCGTAGATAAACTCCTCAAGGATGTCCACATCTACAAATTCAAATCTTGCTCTCTGACGCATCAGCGTGGCATACATATTTCGCAGGGTAACGTACACAAAGAAGGTATTGACCTCCGTCTCGTTGTACATAATCTTCTCCGCGTCATCCACATATTTGTATAACCTAACGTACATTTCTTGTACAAGCTCTTGGGCAAGGTCATCACTCGCTCCGAAACTCTTGCACATCCGAATCCAATCCGTCTGTCGCTTTGCTAATACTGCGAGGAGTCCCAAGTGATTTCTACGATTATCACAAACAATGCAAACTGAACGGTGTGCATCACAATATCTTCTTCAAGGTAATCGGTCTTTGACCAATTCACCCCAACTACAAGCCCATAGATTGGGTAAAGTCCTACGTTAAAATTCATCAAATGTGCGTTTAAGAGTTAGATACAATTCCTTGTATTTAGATAACTCCGCAACGACTTCATTGAGTTTATTTAGTTCCAATTCTAATGATTGAAAGTCGGGCTTGTCAATCGTTGCCATCGGGTTTTCCTCAAGAACGCAGCAGGCTACCTTGTAGTAGTGCTGATAGTCCCCGTAGATAAGGCGGTCTTTGTGCATCCTTACGGCATACGCCACCGAGCTATGGTCTTTCTCAATGGCCTCTCCGAGTTCGTGGAGCGTGGCGTGGTTTCGGAATGCTGATACGAATGCTGCTCTTGCGGTGGATTCTTTATGCGCACGGCTTCCATTGTCTTGAAACCCAAGACGTGCATAGTACTGTTCTTTAGATACTTTTAATTGGCGTATTTCAAATGGTCTCATTAGCATTTGCAGCGTTTCGCTCTGCCCTCGTTGTAATTGGTTATTATTTTAGTTATCGGCATAGTGAAGTGCTTGTGATCTTTTAGTCTTTTGAACTTCATCTCACTCGCCCACTCCACTAAATTGTCATCTTTGTCTTGTACGATAGTGTAGTCCACCACGAGGTAGTCCACCCCATCTACTGCAAAGCATTCGTACTTCTGAAAGGGGGATAGAATCTGCCTCATAGATTGTCCTCTATTATCCCTTGCAGGCGTTGTATCTCGTAGTGCATCTGCTCGCTATCAACTCGCAGCTTGGCGTTGGCAAGGTACATCTCGTTCATCTTGCCTTCGGTGAATTGGCGGTAGTCAATAAACTGCTGCAAGAGTAGGTCTGCGTAGTGGCAAGACATAACATGATGCAGGATGTCATCTTGTACCTCTCTGCCTTTTGCCTTGTCTGCTGCTTGCTGCGCCAACCACATCGCAGTACCTGCAAGCATCAACTGCTTCTCCCTTATATAAAGGTCGTGGGAGTCATCAGAAGGGTACATCGCTCGCAGGTGTTTCATCCGTTTTTATTGGCAGCAAGTTACGCCCGTTTATCACAAAGCCAACATTACCTAACACGCTCTGCAAAACAAGCGGAGTTTCAAGGGGCGTTACTCGCCCACCCGACTCCATCTCCTTGACCTTACGAACGTGAATGTGAGTGTATATCCAATCGGTCTCATGAGAAATCATCCTATGTATTACTACTACCGAGTCGCTGCGGTTTCCCCACTTACCCCCTCCTTCAATGTCTGATGTGTTAGGCGGCATAGCCATCCCCTCATACTTGTGGCCTTTGTAGAATGTCTTACGCATTGCTTCGGTTACGGGGTGAGCGTTTACGATTGTGGTGACGTTGTTCTGATGGGCAAACACCCGAAGCGCAGAGGCTACCTCATAGTGGTATTCGTGCATCCCTGTCTTGCCTAATTTCTTTTGGTCTGTTGATAGGGAGTTGTAGGGGTCTATCAATGCACCCGTGTAGTTCCATTCGTTCTTGATGGAGTTCATCACCTCAAGAAGTTCAAAGGCGGTGAATAGCCTGTTGCCGTCTATGAATTGGAAGTACTCGTTGATGAAGTCAAGCTTGCGGTACATCATCCCCTCATCTATGCCTTGTATCGGTTTGCAAACAAGGAACTCAATGAGCTTTCGCTTTAGGCTTGGCACTTCGTTCTCGGCCGAATAGATGAGCCACTTCTTGCCGAAGTTATACGACTGCAAAAGCATAAGGTAGAGCAGCGTGTGGGTCTTGCCCACGTTAGCGTGGCCGACTACGACTACGAACTCACCGTCTTTCAGGCGTAGGTACTGATCTACTTCATAAACACCGAGCTTGCCCGTGTCGTAGTACTTGCCCTTGAGGGCGCGTTGAAGGTATGGTAACGAAGACTCGTTAGAAAGAAGGTCGGGGTGTATCATTGATTCTGATTGGTTAGCAAATATAACAAAATAGTTGACATAAAAAAACCCCTCCGTAGAGGGGCTTCACACAACGACCTATTAAAAACCAATCAGAAAGGGTCGTTGCGATTTGCGAAATGCTCGATGTGTGATGCAGGGGCAGCACTCTGCCCTGTCATCCAAGCGTTAAAGGTCTCTGCGTTGGCAAGGATGGTGTTAACATCATGTTGCGCAGCACAAGCGTACTCAACCGCAGCCTTTAGAGCAACCTGTCGGATGATAGAAGCGGAACGGTCATCTGTCTTGGCAGCGAATGAAGGAGCAGATGGAGCTGATTGGTTATAGCCACCACCACCAAAAGCATTGGCTCGTTGGATTTTCACCGTACCCTTTTCGTTCTTGGTGTACTCCACGTCTTCGCCTACGGCATAGGGTGGGGTCTGTGATTTGGCAAAGGCAGTACCGAAGTCTCCATTGTCAAAGCGAACCTCAAGCTTGAATAAATCTTGCCATTGGCCTGTGGGTGTGATTGAAATAATTTTTGACATAATAGATTGGTTTTAAATAAATAGAATTGATTGCTGCTCTAAAACATCAATACGAGCTTGAAGCTCTTGTATCTTGTTTTGTAGTGCTTGGATTTGTGCTTGTTGCACTTGCACCATCTCGGTGTAAACGTCTGAACTAAAAGATAAAGTCATAACTGATTGGTTTTACAGATTGATGTTACGATTAGAAAGCGTTTGCCTAAACATTTCTTTCATACCAAGAGCGTTCTTCTTGTCCGTTCGGGTAGTAGCAGTTTCAAGTTTCGCAGACCATGTGTTGTAAAACTCAAGTAGGCGTTCAGTAGATAAATGTTGCATAATGATTGGTTTTTAATTATACCCAAATATACAACTAATTATGAATTGACCAACACGCCACTAAAAATAATTTCTGCCGTGTCTTTGGGAATTGTTGTATCGTGAACCAACTTTAAGGAATGCACATACTTGCGGCTATCATCCTTCACACCACCCCAAGTCTTAAATGTGTCAAGGGCAAACTTCACCGCCATTATCGCATTGTCAATATCGTAGCGGTAGTTGACCTTGCAATGGATGTGGACATCCTTTATCTCTTGCAGGTCATACTTCTCAAGCTGCGACATCACCTCTTTAGATACCAACTCCTTTGCCTTTACACGGGCAGTCCAATGCTTTGATGCATAGAAGGCGTTGAGGCTTGGAACCTTGCCAACGACAATCTTGTAGGTCAGTTGTCGGGTATCAGATATCCGCATTGGATGGCGAAGTGCAGGTCTATCTTGGCAATCTCACCGAGTAGCTCTTGTTCTTTGTACTTCGCCTGTTGGCGAGAGTTGTAATCAGAGTCGCAGTTAGCCATTAGCGTAGCGCACTCCTCAAGGATAAAGTCTATCTTCCTTCGCTTGGCAGGGTTAGTATAGTACTGCATATTTTCCTGTTGTTGTTTGGCTTCCTTCGCTTGTTGCGCTAATGGTTTGCTGCTCATCTTGGCGTTCAAGTTCAAAATTTAGGTGAGCGATGGCCTTGCGGATGTCATCGCAGATAGGGTTGTGAGGTTTCTTGCCTGCTCGCATTATGTAAGTGAGGGCAGTTCCAAGATTGTAATTATCAGGTTGGAAGTCCATCACCACATCCTTCGCCTCTATCTTCAACGTCTTGCCGATGTAGTACTTTGGTGTCATTTGCCAAAGGTACGTCATCCCAATAAATGTAGATATGGTCATTCATTATTTAGAATCATTACATATTAGAATAAGTACTTGCGTATGTCAATTTTATTTTGTTTTTTTTACAAGTTAACTTGATTAGTTACTTAACTTAATCAACTTTCAAGTTGATATTAGTTAGTAGTTAGTCAACTCTTAACTTAACCAAACAACTTAAAGAAAAAGAAACTTAACAAAGAAAAAGAAAGAAGTTGCGTTCTAACGCATCCAAATACCTCAAGGCATACACTTATACCATTTTAGTATTTAAGTGCAGCAGGAGCCAAATAAAACTACTCTACGAGCTTATCTATCCACTTCTTGATGAAGTACGCAACCACAAGGATAAGCCCAAGCGTAACCGCTGCGCCTTCCAAAGTCCATCCCCTCTGCTTTTTCTCCTTCGTTAGAATCTTGGTCTGAGTCACTCGGATGGTATCGGGCAAGCAAGTTGCCTCAACGTACACCTTTCGGTCTATGTACTGAAGCTGCAACCTTACCTTGTCTTGGTAGATTGTCGTGTCCTTGTAGAGTTCCAACGTGTCGGTCAGGTACTTTGTCTTGGTGACAATCACCGTGTCCCTTACAACTACACTCTGCAGGACGGGTTTCACAGTAGCGCAACTGCTAACTACCGCAAGAGTCGCAGTCAGCAGGATTGTCCACATTGCAAGTCGGTTGGGGTTTAGTTTCAAGGGAGTCAAGCCATTCATCAAAAGAGGAGGTATTTAGTTTTGCCATTGTGTTTGACTGCTTTTAGGATTTGTTTTCGGTTCTTGCTAATTGAGTAACTAACGTGAACCCATGATGGCGCAGTATCAGAGCCAAATTCCCAAATGAGTTGGTCAAAGTCTAAATTGTCCTTTATCCAATGAAACAACACATCGTTGCCTGCTTCGCACTTGAGGTCAGCCGCTTGGCCTTGAACGTGCTGCGAGGTCTTCGCTCCCCCTACTTTGCTATTCACCGCAGGGCTGCGGTATGCACTCGTCACTTTCACCGCACCTAATGCATCTCTCGTGGGTTGTAAGACCTTTTCTGCAAGCGCACGGAGGTTGGGTTCCAAGTGCTTGGGTAAAGCGTTAGGGAGCCCTGTTTTTGTAGCAGTCAGTTCTGCGAGGGTAAAGTTCTTGGTCACGTTTTTAATATCAAAAGTTGTGGGTTTTACACATTATGCGCATTTGACTTTACACTTTGCACTTTTTGCATAGTGCTTAATGTGCCTTTAATTGCACAATTTGTAGTCATAATGTACATTAAAACGTACATTAACAGGTAAAGTGCGCCTTAATGCACATTTTAACGACCCTGTGACTTGTAGGGCTTGGAGTAGTTCTTACTCGCCTTATTAGCAGATGCACTCTTGGAGTGCTTGCCTCGCTTCTTGCTCTTACTTATTCGTTGGCTTACCGCCTGTTGCTTCGCCATCTTTAGGGTCTTTTAGAAACATAAGTGCAAACGCACCCATCATAAACGCACTCACCTCCGTGAGCGTGGCCTTCTCGTAAAACACAAGCACAAAACAAAGGCCGATAATAATCAGCCCAAGTAGAGTAGTCTTCGGGTTACCGAAGATGCG